CCAGTACGATGCGGGTGAGCTTGGCGGGTGGCCTGTTCCAGCCAAGGATGGCGATACGATGGTGCGTATGCGGCCTGACTGGATGCCGACAGAAGGTCCATGTATTTTGTTTGTTGACGAGCTTCCACAAGCTCCGACTGCGAACATGAACATTGCCGCACAACTGTTCAACGAGCGGCGCATTGGGCCACATTATCTGCCTGATGAGTGTGTGCTTGTTGCCGCAGGTAACCGCATGTCTGATCGTGCTGGGACCAACAACATGCCATCCCATCTCAAGGACAGACTGATGTTCTTGGAGATCGAAGCGGATCTTGAGGACACGATTGCTTATTACTACAGCAAGCGTATTGACGAGCGCGTCTGCGCTTTCTTGCGCTTTCGTCCTGAGTTCTTGCACAAGTTTGATCGTGATGCGGATGCATGCCCATCGCCCCGCTCATGGGAACGCGTTGGCACGATTATGTCATGGGGTCTTGACCCGCTCAATCAACTTGAGGCCATTGCAGGTCAGGTCGGTCGTGCTGCGACTGCCGACTTCACGGGCTTTCTCAAGATGTATAGCAGTGTGCCAGACATTGACGAGCTTATCGCCCAACCAATGGTGGCTGACGTACCGTCTGACCCCGCTGTTCTTTACGCGATCTGCGCAGCCGTTGCGTCCCGCGTGAACGAGAAGAACGTGGGCAATGTGATCAAGTACCTCAATCGTTTGCCGCAGCAAGAGTTCTCTGCTTTTGTGATTAAAGATGCGATGAGCCGCAACAAAGATCTCAAGCAGTCTCAAGCGATCCGCGATTGGATCATGCAAACAGGATCAAAACTGGTCCTTTAAAATCAGTGGCTTACGCGGATAGTTGATGGCCCTCAACTATCCCAAGCAAAAAAGTTCAATAGAACTAAAACCTTGGGTACGTTTACCCCCCAAAAAAAGAAAGTGGAGTGTGGTATGGACGCACAAATGAAAGTATCCCGCGCAGTCACGCGCCTTGTGGTAAAGCACCCGTTCTTCGGGTCGCTTGCGCTATCCCTGCGTGTCGCACCAGACACGACCATCCCGACCATGTGTACGGATGGCAAGTCTATCTTGTGGTCACCAGATTTTGTTGATGGCATGGATCAAGAAGAAACCGTGGGCGTCATGGCCCATGAGGTGGTGCATGTTACGATGAAGCACAACCTTCGCCGTGGAGATCGTGACCCAGAACTCTGGAACATCGCATGTGACTTTGCGATCAATGACATCCTCATTGAGGCTGGCTTTGTCTTGCCGAAAGATGTCCTGTACGACGAACAGTATAAGGGTCTTATGGCTGAGGCGATCTTTGACAGACTGCCAGAGGATGCCAAGGAACGCTTTGGTCAGGCAGCATCTGTCGGTCAGGTTGTGGACGCGACCAACGACATGGGCAACCCTGTCTCTCAGGCTGAGGCCAAGCAGATGGAAGCTGACGTGGATAGCAAGATCATGATGGCTGCGACTGGCGCAAAGGCTGTTGGCAATCTGCCCACTGCAATCAAAGAAATGATTGAGCGCATGAAGCGCAGCCAAGTAGACTGGCGCGATAAGATGCGCAGGTTTGTCGGTGGTGATCAGCCAGATGACTACAGCATGCGCAAACCCCAGCGCAAAATGTATCACATGAGCGGCATTGTTGCCCCATCCATTGAGAAGCTGGGCGCTGGTCATCTTGTTGCGCTGATCGATAGCAGCGGATCCGTTTCATCTAGCCGTGAGCTTCCCAGTTTCCTTGGAGAGATGAACGCAATCAGCCAAGATCTCAAACCCAAGTCGATCACGGTCATCACCTTTGATGCAAGGGTCCAGACCGTTCGCAGATACGAACAGGGTGAAGAGATAGACACCATCGAATTGGGTGGGCGTGGCGGCACGATGGTGTCTCCCGCCTTCCAATATGTGGAAGACAAAGGCATTGAGGTAGACAACCTAGTCGTCTTCACTGACCTTTGCATCTACGACTTCCCAGACAAACCTGACTACCCAGTACTTTGGGTTTCGTCTTGGGATCAAGCAAGCCCCGCACCTTGGGGCGAAACAACTTACATCCAAGCATAAGGAGAAGTAATGACAAGCTGCGAGATCGATGCTCTACTGCAAGAAGAGGGCGTCGATCTTCGTCCACTGTGGTGGGCGATGACGTGTGAAGCCCTCGTCAATGACCGCTGGGAAGGCGGCATTGATGATCCGTTTTATTTAATTGTGAGAGATCCATGCAAAGACATATTGGGCCAGAGCAGAGAGCTTACATGAGATACCTAAGAAACGAGGTATCTAAATGGGAACGAGAAGCAAATCGGAGTGACCACCACCCGAATGCTCACAAGTATTTATGGGAAGCGCGAAAAGAATTGCGCGAGTATAGGCTATCGCTGGAAAGGCGAGGCTTCAGTGTGGAAAAAGTTCAATAGAACTAAAAGACGTGGAAGGACGTGAAACAAAATGTCTACTGTAATCTATGTAAAAAATGAAAACACTTTCGCAAAGAATAACTACTTTGCGATCAAGCGGATGAGCAAAGCTCTTGGTCTGTTCTTTAAGGCTTATGAGTTCTCAGACGAAAACATCAAAAACTTTGCTTACAACCCAAACCAATTCGAATGGAAGTCTTTTGATTATCCAGACGCACCAAGGGGTTTGAAAGAATTACCAATGGAAGACGCAAATTTTTGCGCAAGGTATGGAGCAAACTTGATCAGGCAAATAAGACGTTTGCGAAAAGTCCAAGGAGTAGATGATGCTCCTAAAACAATCATCCAAAATTCAAAGGAAGCATCGCGCCTGTATGGAGAGAGTGCTTTAAAAGTATGCTTTCCTTCCATGCGTTGGCAAATTCGACCAGTGATGAGCGGCAACCTTTTTGTTGAAAAGGAGATGCAAGGCTACGGTCAGTATGATTGGGTGGTCAATGTTCCAATTACTTGGTACAGCACGATCAATCGTAAAGGCTTATCGATTGCCGTTGCTGGCGATGGCAATCGATTTATCATGGCTGTTAAGCCCCGTGATCTTTCTCGCCTGACCGACCAAGGCATATATGCTTATGAAGTTGTGGCAGTCAAAGCAAAAAACAAGAAGGCAGAGATGGAGACAGGTTGGTTAATGAGCTACCCCACTGGTAGTGAGACTGATGTCCGCGCCTATCACAAAGAGTTCTCCAGATGCGAAAGCTTGCTTAGAAGACGCATTAGGGATACAGTTACAAAAGAACTCATGGGGTATTGATGGAAACTGAAGAGCTTAATTCTGATAAAATACTGGATGTTATCCTTAGCTTGCCGCCATCAGCAAACAGAAATCAAGTGTGTGACTTGATTGTGAATGTAGTCATGGCATATCAAATGAGAGACGACTTCCCACTCATAATGCTCAACGTCGCAAATGTTTTAATGCAGATAGACGATGTTGAAAATATTTCGATCCACTAACCCGCTGACGTTTACTGGCGTCCGCCTCGCGGGTTGGTGTAAAACTAGCAGGGAAGATTTCTCCTCTTCCCTGCCTTTTTTTTGTAAAGGAAAAACGATGGAAATACGAATAATCATCGATGGCGAAAGTGTGTCTGTAAACGCAGATCAAAGCAAAGCTACGGCTCATCGCCCTGAGATACAGCTACGCGAAGACATGAATGTTCGCCAGCATATGGACGATGTTGCCCGTGCATATCTGAAGCATGCTAAGAAAGTGCATGGTCCAAACTACACAAAGATAGCCAAAATGTTGAAGCTAACAAATTACATGATGGCTAAAAACTGGATGCGCAAGCTTGGAATTTATAATGATTGACGCAAAGAAAAGGGCCACCCGAAGGTGACCCAGTCAAGAGTGGAGAAGATGTGTAAACCAATATCCTCACACAAGACCTAGCACTCTATATGTAGTAGGTCAAATCGTTTCGAACATCTTATCTGCTAAGTTGCTAATAAGACGCAGTGTCTCTCTTGAGTTAAGTTCAACCACTGCAACCTCATCCCCGCCTACAAATATATGAAGCACAGGACCCGTCTCGCCTTCTCTGACGATCACAAATTTATTGTCCGAAGATTTGGTCAAAGTCTATATCAACTTCTGTGTATGGAGTTGGCGCATCCAGTATCGGATCTGGTATGTGCTTCTTGTATGTTGACGTTGGAACATCGAAGGCAAGATCGGTATTGCCCTGCTTTCCAACCCAAGAGAAACGACATTTCCATATGTGGATTTCTGAAACACGAGAACGCGCAGGGTCTGGTCTGTGAACTGTCAGACCCACGTCAGCCTTGGCGAACCAAGCTGCACTGCCTGAGATATCATACCCCTTGGGAGCAGGTACATTTCCTGACTGGTCCCGCATCATCTTTGCTGGATGAGCTACGAACCAAAGGTGAATGCCATGTGCCTGAGCAAACACGCGCAGCCTTGTCAGAATATCAGAAACCCATTCGGTTTCGCTGACATCCCGCCCCTTCTGGATGTAGTTGTATGGGTCAATGATGGCACCTCGAACACCGTGCCGCATGACTGCAATCTTCAATCTTTCAATGATGCTTTCGATAGAAGACATCGAACCGTCTGCCTGATAAAGAAAAGAAAAGTGCGATTGAACAAATTCCTTTCCGCGATTCAGCTCCTCTTGGGTTATTCTATCTGTTGCACCTTCGAAGAAAGGCTTGCGAATATACTTGCTGATCAGCTTGGCAATATGAAGACGTGGTTCATTTTCAAAAGAACAGATTGCAAACTTCCAATCTTTTTCTTGTGCCATGTTGACCATAATCTGATCAATGAATTCCGACTTACCTGATGATGGATGACCCGTCACCACGGTAAGCTGACCAGTGACAATGGTGTATAACTCATCGACGTTATCGTATCCCGTACTCTCGCCACGTCCCATTCCCTTTTCGTAGATCTCATCGATCTGATCATAGAAGTGAGACGCATCATACAGACCAGCGACAGGCCACGGCTTGGCGGCAACCACGATATCATCAATGCCATCCTTGCCAGAGTTCAACAAGACATCGTTGGCATCCTTGCACCCCTCTGGGTACTCTATCTTGAAGCATCGATCCTTTCCGATACGACGAGCGATCTCTTCAGCGGTTGCCTGTCCCGCTGCGTCCGCATCCATAGCGATGATGATACGACTGGCGGCATCAATTTTTTTCTTTGCTGCCCATAAGTATTTGAATTTATTATCTTCTTTTGGATCGATGTTTCCATCGACAACCTTCATGACTGCCCCGTTTGGGATTGACACAACGCTTTCGTAACCCGTTTCCATAAACGCGAGAGCATCCATCTCGCCCTCGCATATGATTAAATCATCGTCCCGCTGGACGTTTTGCAAATTGAAAAAAGTTTGGGGTGCGCCATTGCACTTGAACCCTTTGCTCTCAATGGACCGCACCTTGTATGCATATTCTTGACCCTCGTTTGTGTACGGGAACATGATGCATTCTGTTTCCTTGTTGAGTGCCTGTATCCAAGATGAGGTTGAGACGAGGTTTGCTTTCTTCGCAGTCTCTTCACTGATCCCACGGCTACTCAGCCATGCCAGTGCCGCGTCTGTAAGCGGGGATTTGTTTACGTTCTTTGCAACGGACATTGGTTCCACTCTATTTGTTTTTGTAAAGCCATCACTCAAAGGAACAATGCCCTGCTGATTACAGTGCCAGCACTGAAACAGTATCTTGTCTTGTTCTATTTTGAGAGAAAGCGTTTTATCGGTTTTGTTTTTGCGGCTGGGACTACAGCTTGGGCATTTTATTTTGTATTGACCTTGCCCTAATCTGTATGCCTCGCCACGAACTTGCTGTTCGATTTGCACGGCTATCTCCTACTCTATTCGAGCATCATAGGGGATACGAATAGCGTCCGTCAATCTACGATTTTTTTGCCGCCTAATAATATAATATATATATATATACTTAGACTACCGATATGTAATATCGTCTACCGTAACGTCTTCCGATAATAAATACTGTGGAATATTTTTTATATTACACGAGCGAACTCTAATTATTGACCGTGGATTTTCTTTGTCTAAACCCCAGTAAATAAATTTTTGTTTTACCTGCCTATCGTTTTTGTAGATGCGGTTCTGCATGCAATCTAGGATCAGGCTTTCGTCCAAGTCTGGGCGGCGGGATGCATAGTAAATCATCATCTCAACTATGACATCATCTGTTGTCGGCACTTTCAAAGTGGGGCATTGCGCCTCAAAGAAACTCACATAGTCCCGTGCTTTCTGGGACTTGATCAAGGCTGGTCTGCCTTTTATCATGACCATCTTACGTGAATTTGCTTTCGACGCAGGTTCACCATACACCGTAAACGTAACATCAAATGCAGCCATATCTTCCCCCAAATAATCCCATTTGACTTTATGTTCCTTATGTGATTTAACTACATACGAGTGGAGAAAACAATGAAAATAACTAACAACTATAACCTGCCTGATGCGTTCTTGAATTTCGCAAGAGACGATAAGTATTCGAAGGGCAAAGCTGACATCAGCATTACAACATTGATCGACGCACCACGGGTGCGGTTGATGAAAGACTTACACGCTGACAAAATGGAGAAGGATGTCGTTGACATGATCTGGCCTCTGTTTGGTACAGCGGTCCATCATATTCTTGAGAGTGCCGACGATCCTAAGAACGTGCAGGTAGAGGAACGTCTTTATGTGGACGTTGCGAACTGGACTATCTCTGGTGCGCTTGACCATCAAGAGGTTCTTGAGGATGGCACTGTGCAAATTACTGACTACAAGGTTACGTCTGCTTGGTCAGTAATCCTTGGCAAGGTTGAGTGGGAGCGCCAGCAAAACTGCTACGCTTGGCTCGTTGAGAATTCCAAGGAAGGTGCGAACCGTGGCAAGACTGTAAGCAAGCTGCGCATCTGCGCTATTCTCAGAGACTGGCACAGACGCAAGGCAGAATTCGATCCTGAGTATCCTCAGTCACCAGTGGTGATTGTTGATCTGCCCCTGTGGAGCAAAGACGAGCGCGAGGATTACATTCAAGAGCGCATTGATGCCCACCAAGAAGCGCAGATGTTCAGCGATCTGTATGACCAGTTTCCTGTATGCTCTCCAGAAGATCAGTGGGCGAAGCCCGATACGTGGGCCGTTAAGAAGAAGGGCCAGAAGAGAGCGATGAGGGTTCATCAGTCTGAAGACGAGGCTGTTAGACATGCGAATGCAAACACTGCGCTCAAGGGAAATTGTGAGATTGAATACCGCAAGGGTGAGAAGACCCGTTGCGAAGGGAACTACTGCGGAGTGGCAGAGTTTTGTGATCAATTTAAAGGATGGAAAAATGCCAACTAAAAAGAAAATGAGAGCGGTGATTTGCATTGATCTGGAGATAAACGCTGAGGGTTGGAAGCATTTAGTTTCCATTGAAGATCAATTGGAAGATGCTGCTGATTACTTTTTATGGAAACAAGATCCAACAAAAGTGAAGGTCATCCAAAAACAAGCCGCGCTTGGTGACAGAAGAACATCTCAGGTTTACGGAGATAAAAGTGGCCCGATCCATGAGATGGTTTGGAGACGTGAGGGAGAGAAAGAGCCAAGGGCTAAAAGAAAGAGGGGAGCTAAAAGCTCCCCCCCTCACTCACCAACTGTAAAGGAAAACGGAAGTGACCAAACTTCAGTAATCAATAACAATTAGTTTACAGTAAAAAACTAAGAAAGCAAGTGGAGAATAAATAAATGTCAGTATGGAAAACACTGTCCTCAATTAATGTGAATGATAAGAAAGAAGAGAAGATGGGATTGAGTTACCTATCTTGGGCTTGGGCTTGGGGTGAGCTTAAATCTAAATACCCCAGTGCATCTTATCAAATTCACGACGATATCATTTACCCAGATAGTACCGTTGAGGTGCGCGTCACCGTGACTGTAGAAGATCAGGATCACATGATGTGGTTGCCTGTAATGGACAACAGAAACAACGCTATCTCTGGACCGACATCACGTCAGATTAGTGATGCCAGAATGCGCTGCTTTGCCAAGGCAATCGCCATGCATGGCTTGGGTCACTACATTTATGCGGGTGAGGATATCCCTCAGAGCAACGGAGAGGCCCCGCAGAGTGAGGGAAAGGAAAATCCTAAGCCTACCCCCCAGAAAAAAGAAAAGGCTCCTGAGCCGCCCTCTGAGGAAAAAGTTCAATTGAACAAAGATGAGAAACTCTTGGGCTACATGAAGAACACTGGTGCCTACAAGGAAGCGGATCGTGAACCTCGTGCTGTTTACGACTGGGATAGCTGGGCAACACTGGCGATAGCATGGATCAATACCATCAAGTCCGAAAAGACTTTGAACGGTTTTTATCTTGCTAATAAAGAGATGTTTGAACGCGCAAAGGAAGAAGCGTTTTCAAAGTATGAAGAGGTTGGGCAAGTGATCTCAGCCAAGAAGACAGAGCTAAAGGAGAAAAAGTAATGTCAGAATATCCCGCATCAGGCATCCTGTTTCAGAACGACAGGAAACAAAATGATCGTCAGCCAGATTACACTGGCAACATCGAACTCAATAGTGAAACGGTGACAGACTTATGGAACCAATTACAGGAAGGGGTGAAGAACCCGAAGGCCAATCTCGTTGGGTGGAGAAAGACATCCAAGGGTGGCAGACCATTTCTGTCCTTGCGCGGCGACTTGTTGAGAGAGCGCAAGGAAAAGAGCGGATACCAAGCACCGTCTGGGTATCAAAACAACAACGGATATCGACCCAGTCAAAGTTCTCAAGACTTAGACGATGAGATACCGTTTTAATTTTTTGTTAGGAGTGGAAAATGCAACAGCATCAAATCGAAAAGATCAAAGTAAACAAGTTTCTCATGACCCCAGAAAAGGCGAGTGAACTTCTTAATAAAAACACAAGAAATAGAAAGGCATCTAAACTTGCTGTGAGCCTTTATTACACAGACATGTTGCACGATAACTTTAATCTGAATGGCTCAACAATATGTGTGGCAGAAAATGGTGTACTCATTGACGGTCAACAACGTCTCATGGCATGCGAGAGGGCTAAAAAACCTTTCTGGACGATACTTGTGGAAGACCTTCCAGAAGAAGCAATCCTATCAATTGATAGCGGAAAAAAACGCACATACGCTGATAGGCTTAAAATAAGAGGCTACGATAATGCAGGTCCTCTTGCGCATACTGTGAAGATGGTTGCATTGATTGCCAACAAAACGGCAAAGGATAACGGGTATACCGTACATCAACTTGATACTGTTTTGGCAGCTAATCCAGATTTAATTGAGAGCGTGTGTTTTTGTAGGAAAACTTACTACAAAGCTGACGCATTATTAGGTGCAATACACTACATTGCTTCTAAAACTGGATACGCTGATCAAGGAAATGAATTCATTAGAACATGGCGAGATGGTCAAATGAATTATCCAAATGACCCAGTTGTTTATATCAGAGAAAAATTAAACAACAATGAGCGCCATAAGGACAAGATGACTACAACTACAAGGATGAAATACATCATGTTGTCTTGGCACAAGTTTAAAAATTCTAGTGAAATGAATAAAGCCTACCTTCCTTCTGATGGGTTTTATATGGACGACTGGGATACCCGTAACTGTAGGCCAAAATAATCAATGGATATACAAGTCGTGCCAGCAATAGAAAGTGATTTGACTTACATCGATCATCTGCAACGGAAGAACGCAGAGGACTTAGCGTTTTATCCAAAGCAGGTATTCGAGCGTGAGATATTAAATCACAGAATACTTCTGGCTCGTGTCAACAATGATCCCGCTGGCTACATCTATCATGGTTCCCTTGGGCAGCAGGTGAAGATACATCAGGCTTGTATTGAATATGATCTGCGAGGTCAGTTATACGGTGCCGCTCTAATCAGGCACCTGATTGACCTCGTGTCCGCATCCAACGGATTGTCAATTAGCTTGCGTTGCGGCTCTGATATTGCAGCAAATGGTTTCTGGAAAGCTATGGGCTTCTACTGTCAGGGCGTAACGGCAGGTGGAATACGCCGCATGAGAGACATCAACAACTGGCGCTACGATCTACAGCCTCAACTGTTTGTCACTCAAACGGATCCATCCGACAAAAAGAAATCGGCTGCGTTGTGGCGTAAGTACAAGGACGAAAATCCTATCAACAGCTTCAAGAGAGGTAAGGCTCTTACTGATCACAGAAAAATGATTGAGGACAAAGATGCTGATGAGAAAGTGGCAAGGCTTTCGCTTCCCAAAGCAAGACAGGATTAGGCGGGAGAGATATTTGAAAACTTTGCGGGGGTCACCCTGCTTAGTGTGTAGTCGTGGCGCAGAGGCGCACCACCTGCAGCATGTGGGGGAACGTGGTGTAGGTATGAGGTCGGGAGATAACTGGGCTGTACCTCTGTGTCACGATTGCCATATGGACCTGCACCGTTTTGGTGATGAGCGCACATGGTGGGATCTTATGGGGATAGATGCCAAAGCATGGGCTGAAAGAAATTGGGAGAGATACAGTGAACTTTAATGGAAAGCTCTTAAAGAAGATCCGCGAACAAAAAGGCTTAATTCAAACAGAAATATGTGACGCCATAAACTTACATCAATCTCTTTATTCTAAGTACGAGAGAGGCGTAATAAAAGAGCCACCTGCAACAGCAATCAAAGACATTGCTGATTACTTAGGTGTGCCTTACGAAAGTTTCTTTGGTGAATTCGATGAGCCTGTGTTGATCAATCAAACATCAGGCATTCCAGAACGCATTGACGTTCATGTTCATGTAAAAATTGATTGGGGTTTTTAAGATGAGTAATACAAGGAAACCCGAAGAGACTTGCAGAAAATGCGGGGCAACGGCGGGAGAGTATTGCAAGCATTCAACTGGGAAAAAGAAAGTGGAAGAAGATGAGTAGTATAAGAGATGCAGCTATGGGCTTTGAAGCCGTGAAGGTATCCATGTCTCAAGATAGAAATGGAATTATCCTTCGACTCAACGTCCATCCAAACGACTGCCCACAAGAGCTTCACACTGATTGGGTGGGAACAAGATACATGGTGGCTATGGTTCGACTTAACGACCAAGATGAACCAGAGACACGGGAAGAACATCAGCGAATAGAAAGGCTGATTGCATCGGCAGGGCTTCTGTGCCGTAACCCAGAATTCGGAGAGTACCTCTGGTCTTGTGGGTTGATGGATGAAGAAGACCCTTTCAAAATTGAAGGCGCAGCGGTGAAGGCTGTAAGAGAATACTGTGGCATCACATCACGGTCAGAGTTTAGAGATAATCCTGATGCCAGAAGTAAGTTCGAAACACTAAGAGAGGACTTTAGGCAATGGAAGAAAAACTCCTAGATACAAATGATCTGTCTGTGATGCTGTCGCTTCACTTAAAGACTGTTCAAAAAATGTTGCGGGAAGAGAATGATTTCCCGAAACCAATCATGATTACACCACACACACGGCGGTGGAAGAGATCAGAAGTAATTGAGTGGATAAACAGTAGACATGATAGTAAAGTTAAGTCCTAAAGAAATGTCTAACTGCAAGCAAGCAGCTACCTTTAGGTGGCAGCTTGCTAGGGCATGTGGTGTTGCAAACCAAAGGAGAGATCAGGGTCGGAATGATAACGATCTTGATCTGCTTGGTATACAGGCGGAAGTTTGCGTTGCTAAAGTGTTCGACATAGAACACAACCCATTTCAATTGGGTGTAGATAGTGGCGAAGATATGTGGCTTGGTGATTTATCTATTGATGTTAAGTCAACATTTTATCCAAGAGGTAAGTTGCTTTTCAAGAATATGGAGTCATTTAAAGCAGACTGCTCTGTACTTGTATGTAAGCAAGAAGAGGACACCTTTCGTGTAGCAGGTTACTGTTCTCAAAAGACATTCAGCAAACTAAGCAAACCTATGGACTTAGGTCATGGGGTGGGAATGGTCTTAGATCAGGGTGAACTAAGCCCAATTGAGAAACTTTGGGCTTACTACACTTTCAGAAGACTTAAAAAGTTCAATTGAACTTTATCGATAGTCCTTC